AAAGTAGGGTACAGCGACAACATACACCATTTCCCCATTGACCGACTATCTTCGACAAGAATCTAACAACTAAATCACGACTATATACCTATACTATTTATTATCATCAATTTGTCGAAAAGGGTAGACAAACTATCGTTTAACATGTTATACTATAATAGAAGTAAGGTAATAAGACAACCAATCATAGGAGGAATTACACATGAATAACTATCAATTAACTATCAATGAGGTAATCGACATCATCAACACAAACACAGAGATCAATAAGCTTGTAGCCAAGAAAGAAAATCTATTTCCTACAGACTTATACGACTTAGACAAACAAGAACTTATCGCTATCATCCTTAACAGTGACTTTGCACTATCTAGCATTAAAAGAGTGCTACTAGAAGTAACTGTTGAAGAGTTAGGCACACAAGACAACGACGAAGATGATGAGTTAGAAGATTTAGACGGTGAAATAGATAGAGTTGACTATATTGATAAAGACGGTATCAGATTTGATGTTCCACGTGAAACATCACCACACGTAGATAAGTCAATCGTTACATTCAATGATGAGCTTCTTGATGAAGCGAATAAGATCGCCAAGTCAATACAAGAACATGACTTTAATGACAAAGCTATAGAAGAAGCAGAACTTAAAATATTCAAGAACCACTTACCATCTATCTACAGCATGAAGAAGGAGAACAAGTAACATGAGCGTACAACTTAATGCATTCACTTTCATCTTAGAGCGCCGAGGTTGGCGAATGGTATGCTACGAACAACTAACAACAAATGGCACACGCATCTTACATTTCTATCTCAAGGACAACCCAACGTTCTTTGCTACATACTCATCGCAATTCTTATCTGATACTAAAATGATAAGACGCTTTGCATCATGGAGCGGTCAGTTACTAGAAGGCTCAAACTCTGTGTTTTGGACAAACATCACACCATTTGAACCAATTGATGAGGAAACAGCAGAAGACATCAAGAATCTTGATAAAGTCGTTGAGGGGATGAATTTCACATTATGATAGACATCATTGTAAAAGAGGACAAGCGGCTAATCACTGTTCAAACACCAGAGGGAGACGAAGTATTTTACACTTTGTCTTTCTCAGACGGTCACAAGATACTGAAACGTTCAAGTGCACGACTAAGAAACAACATTTATGCAATTGGTGTGGCTAACATCAGATGGATGCTAGTAGACATGGATAACATGATACTTAGTGAGTACATACATCATGTGGATATTTTAAAAGACATCGACCGTAAAATGAGGGAAATGGGTTATATAGTTATTTCAGAATGGCAACACGCCAATAAAAAGGGGACAAGGAGATAACATGGAAGCTATTTTAATGATCGGTGTACTTGCATTGTGCGTTATATTCCTTCTATCAGGACGAAACAACAAAAAGAAACAGGAAGCAAGGGAGCTAGAAGATTATCTTGAAGACCTCAACAAACGAGTTGTTCAACGAACACAAATACTCAGCGAGCTTAACGAAGTTATCTCAAACAGAAGCATTGACAAAACAGTCAACCTGTCAGCTTGTGAAGTCGCCGTGCTTGATCTGTATGAGCAGTCAAATATCCGCATTCCTAGTGACATCATCGAAGATTTGGTTAATCAACGTTTACAAAGTGAACAGGAAGTGTTAAACTATATAGAGACACAGCGGACATACTGGAAATTGGAGAATCAGAAAAAACTATATCGGGGGTCATTGAAATGAAGTTGCTTACACACGTTTGTCACTACTGTAGCTTCTCATTCTTCACTCGAAAGTTTGATGTGTTTGGTGCAATAACCAAGAAAGATACTCCTGTTGTCTTCTGTCCCACCTGTGGAAATCAATCTCTTTCAGTATCACATATCGAGGAGGAAATCAGATGAATCAGAAAGAATTCCAAGCCGTTTTAGACTGGATGCTGTCACACACTATTATACAATTCCATGAATACAACTATATGCTACAAAAGAGCCTACCGTTCCTCAGACGATAGGCTTTTCTTTTGATTGTTCCACGTGAAACATTACTGTATACGCATCTTACGAAACAACTCATATGCGATATTTCTGATAACCTGATTGTCAAACCTCAGATAACCATTCATGAACGCACTAGCTAACTTACGTAAATGATAATTATTCTTATAGTTGGTTATCAACATCATGTTTTCATTAAGATCATCTGTTGTCAATGTGTATACATTCTTAGTTGACGGGTCATGTGCTGTATCAATGTACATAAGACCTTGATTAACATCAACCCACACACCAAGAGTGAATCCATTATAGACGATGGAGAATACAAACTTACTATCCTTACTGCGCTTTTCTATAAACACCTGACTATCTCCGATAAACTGGTTATCTAAACTCATCTCACCGTACTCGGTTCCATCAATTAGCCGCCCAAACCTTGTTTTACGCCTTTCAGATGAGAAGTCAAGACTATCAGGTATTTCAATTAAAGCATCGTCATATACATTGAAGCGTTTGTTGACATCAGGGACAAGGTTGAAGAACAGAAAATAAGGGTTAACAACGGATACAGCATTACTTAAACAAATGCATCTGACACGCTCACGGTTACGAAATACGGTGTCCATAAGGTTTAGTAAAGCTGAAACCTCATTAGGAATATAGTTGCTATTGTCTTTCTCCCTGATAAACTCATCAAATACTATTGTGCTTACGTTAGGATATGCATTAGATTTTTCACTCTGCCACACACTCAGAGGAATAGCCCACCCTGCAAGCTTACCATCAATGTAGAACCTTCTACCCTTCACAACCAACTCATGGTCAGGGAATTCTTGAGCTACATCATTAAAATAGTTGGAGACCTTCGCAAGCTCCGGTTTGTATCGTCGAACATATATGAATTGTTCTCCGTACTTAATAAAGCGATTAATAGGGTACACCTTCATTGCATATGATTTACCGATACCACGAGCACCGATAACAAAGTTCAGTATGCGATCGTATGATAACATTTTCTGTGGATTATAAAATAAACTCTTGTCCATGATTTACACCTCAACTTAATCTAATTGTTTGACCTACTTTTATATGATTTGGATTCGTAATTTCAGGGTTTAGACTCATCAATCTACTCACAGTCGTTTTGTTATCAACGGCAATTTTACTGAGTGTGTCACCACTTTTCACCTTATGTGTTTTGCCGCCGCTACCTGTAACATTTATTGTTTGTCCAACTCTAATCATGTTCGGGTCTTTGATACTCGGATTCAACTTCAACAAAGTAGCAACCGTTGTATTATGCTTTTTAGCGATTTTAGTAAGGTTGTCACCACTCTTCACCTTATACTTAGGTGTCGTTTTAGTAGACGATGTTCCACGTGAAACATTTTTAGGTGTTCCACTATTAAACAAGGCTTGCTCCTGTGCTCTACGGTTAATCAACCCTTGATAAACTTTACCGCCTGACTTATTCCATTTAGGGAATTCAGCCGCCGCTAGAGCTGTTCTTCCTTCATTCAAGTATTCCAGTAGAGAAGAAGACCTGAAAGCCCCTAACCCAACGTTGTAAGCGAATGAGACAAGTGCATCAAATTGATTTTGGGTGACAGATACTTTTAATGCTTTATTTACACCATCCACAAAAGCCTGCACATCATCACGCAACATGTCTTCAGCCTGTTTAGCAGTGATAACCTGCCTAGGTGAAACATCGGAACCGTAATGACCGTAACCAATGGTGTAATGCTTCTCAGTCGGAACAGCTTTATATGCTTTCAGTTGTAAACCCTCAAAGCTCTTAATTAAGTTGATACCCGCTTGTGAAATTTGCATGTTATTTTTCCTCCTTATTTTTACCGGATGTGCGCTTAAAGAAGTTTTCAAGTATTTCAAGAAAATCACTTTTATCATCTACTAATCTCAGATGTCCGAAAATAGAATATATTTCCGATACACACAAAGCCGTATAAACCGTGTATAATAGGGGTAAACCCGCAGGGAAAGGAACAGCGAAAGGGATAGCCAATAACGCTAGAATCATTTCACTGACTTTAATCAACACCCCTGTTTTGATTTTAAATGATGAAAATTTAATGTTTGGGTTAAGCTTTGCAAATAACACCCCTAAAACTGTATCAACAACCATACAAACCATAAGGAATGTTAACCAGTAAATAAGCTTTGTTTCGTCTGTCTCTAAAAAGTGTTGCATCCACGCTATCATTTTCATATCTCCCATTCTCCTTTTCTATGCTTTCCAACCATGGAGGGCGTCAGATAGTAAAAGGGTTATTAAATCTTTTGTTTTATTGTTATCGTTGTCGTCGCCATCTCCACCGTCTCCGTCTTGCCAATCACTAGTTTTCCAGTCGTAGCCGTTTCCGTTGATTATCTCCACGTTGTTGACAGCGAAAACATCATATATGTGTAACTCTGTCCCTGCTAAACACGAATCAGGTTTCTTTGTCCATCCTTGGTACTCCTTACCGTCAATAACATTGAAGTGCCAATGGTCGCCTGTTACGTTTCCTCCGATACCTGTGTGTCCCATCAGATCGCCTTTTTTGAGCTTCTTACCAACATCAAAGGGCAAAGGACTTTCATGAACGTTTACCCATGTAATATAGCGAACACTTCCGTCCGCACACATAACCTCTTTATCAGAAGTCCACGCTAGATATGCACTCGCATCACCCCGCCATACACATGTGCAATCACACGGAGCATAATACGGGTACTTTTCAGTTTTGCCCACAAAGTCTATACAAAGTGTTCCCTTATGCGAGAAACTACCGTTTTCCCCTTGCGATATATTGATAATATCCATTGGGAATTGTGCTAATTGTAGTCCACCGCCTCCGCCGCCGCTGAGGTTTTTATACCAGTATTCGGCTTGGTCGCCCCGTTCGGGTTGGTTGGGGTTAGCAGGTCGCTCATAAGATGCTAGAAATATCATCGCTAGTTCTCTAGGCGTCTTCGTGCTCTTAATGTACTCTTTAAAGGTCATGTCACGTAAGTTTATCCATTGAGCATTATTGTTTACTTCCCATATAATTCGCTTTAATTCACTATCCATGTTCTTATATGGTAGTCCTTGACTGTTAGCCCAATTGATATAATTACTAGCGGGTGTCCATTGCACAAGCCCAAATCCTAACGAGGTGTTACCCTCGTCAAGATTCTGCCATAATCCCGGATTTATGGTGCTCTCACTTTGCATATTACCGAGCATCCCGCAAATGGCTTGCTTTGTCCAACCGTTACTACTGAGGTAGTTTAGAATGTACTGAGCGTTGACCTTCATCTCAGACATTGTCAGATATTTATTAGATACATACACCATAGGAGACTACCTCACTTAACTAACACGATCGCCACACCGTATCCTTTTTCCTTTGTATACGGGGTAGTTATTTCTTGCACAATAAAGTTATCGCCGTCTGTAGCAACACCGCCAACAGCATCAATACCATGCCCTTGTTTAACTGTTTCGTCGATTCTAACAGCGATCTGCCCCAGTAAACCAACAACATGCCATTCTCTACGTTGACTACGTGGGATATAATTCTTATTAGGGTCAAAGTCAGGGTTTGGAAGCGGTCGTTTGAATTTTACGCCGTCTTCTGTTGTGACTTCCTCATAAATGATGCCGCCAAACTCGTTTTTAAGGACAGCTCCCTGCCATTCAAATGATGATTCACCAAGGACAAACCCCGCTGTTTCACTGATAACACCGATGATCTTTTCACCTTTTTCAGCTTTACGGATTTTACCTTTTTCAAGAGTAACCAGATACCCTGTTTCAATGACTTGACCGTCTAAGCTCTCAAAATACTCGGCAAAGTCACTCCATGTGTTTCCGCCTGTTACGGTGTCACGAGCTTTAATTCTACCGTTTAAGGAATCTAGCTCCCAGTTGATCTTTTCGAATCCACCGTTAACTTTGTATGACCCTGTTGTATTAATTCCATAACTTGATAGAATTAAGTTGTGGTTTCCTGATGCTCTTGATTGTGACGCAGAAATTAAAGCCGCAAACTTCTCATCAGCAACCGCACCCAGTGAACCTAAAATCGTGTTATATGTTCCCTTGGCTTCAGATGTTGAACTACCTGCTATGAGAGAACGCTCAGAGCTAGTCTTCGAGCTTGATGACGTTAGAACACCTGATTTTGAAACAGATGCTTCACACCCTGACGTTGAACCCATGATGAAGCCCTCACTGTGAATCTTGCCGCTAGATGTTGTGGAAGCACGAAACGCACCATTAAAGAGTGTTAAACCATCGTTATAGTCTGTCCCTGCAACTCTAGCAACCGTAGGGTATCCAATACTACTTAATCCGCTAATCTCAGGGTTACTGTTAATCGTTGACACGAGTGCTACAGGAGAATTAATACCGTCACCGATACCGCTAATATTGGTGATAGATACGTTTTCAATTCCTGAGCCAATTGACACCCCATATCTACCTGAGTTATTAAGGGTAACGTTACTGATATTAACGGCGTCTCCGCCACGGCTACCGCCAATGACATAGATTCCATTCTCAGAGTTAGAGAATCCAGTAAGAACAACACCATTAAGAGAACAGTTTCTAGCCCTAAATTGAACAGACACAACGGTTTCAGTCAATAGGTTAGGGTCATCTGTGTACCCTGTTAAACCGTTGATTACAACCCCGTAGTATGCTGATACAGCTAGAACCCTCGGCGTAGCATTGTCTTGGAAACCACGTTTGTTGTTCGGTCTAATAGATACAAGATTCGAAGCAACAATGTTTTTAGCTGATACGGACTGCGGGGCAGTAGCCGCATGGTGACCGATGTGTCGGAAGTTATATGACCGAACGTCTTCTACAGACATATGACCGTTTATAGAGATGTTATAAGCCGCCGGAGCGTCTCCGTGAGCTTTAATCTCGATACCACCGTAACAGCCTTTAGAACGGTTATTACTTAACACCACGTGACGTGAGCCGTCATCAATCTCAAACCCGTTACAGTTAGCTGTTAAACGTGGGTCATGTGAGTAACAATTCAAGATATTGATGTATTGGCTGTGGTGAGTTGTGATCCCATCATCACCGAAACCAGTCGCCTCACAATTTTCAATCCAGATGTTTTCTGATGGATTCGGAGCAGTTGTACCATCACCCAAGTAAGGGTAATCGAGTCCACCGCATGTGATGTCGATTCCATGTAGTGTACAGTCAACAGCTTCAATATCACGGATATACACGTTATGACAGGCACGGATAGAAAGGTTACTTTCCCGTGAACCGCCGATACCTGAAATACCCTGACCCAAGCGCTTATTATTACCATCGAGGGTGAATGAAGACAGGAAAATATTTTCGTTACCAGTTGTCACATTTTCGTTATACATGAGACTTTCTCCACGTCCCACACTATCCATGAATTTAATGACAGCATTACGTTTCCCTGCCCCGGTTAATACGGTGTTACTAGGTAGTTTGATTCCACGTGAAACCATGAATGTTCCATATGGCACATACACAGGAAAACCAGACTCTATAGCCTTTTCAAAAGCTCTAATATCATCAGTTACACCGTCGCCCTTTGCTCCATAGGTCTTAACGCTAACACCAAACTGCTTCAATTCGTCGATAACTTGGATAACGAGGTCAGCGAATTTACCTTCTTCATACCATCTTTCGAGCGTCTCTTTGACTAAGTCTTCTAACCCGTCATTGAGAATCCACTCCATTACCTTGTTCCATTCTTCGATTAGCTCATTTGTTACTTTGCCAATCTCATTCAAGTAATGGATGATCTTGTTCATTTTCTCCAATAATGTTAAACTTTCATCAAAGGCGGTTGGTAGATACCGTTCATATAACTGAACCATCATCTCTCCAAACTGCTCAAACCGTTTCAATTCGGGTTTAGTTGACATGTGTTGTCCTCCTTAATACACAAGCATAAACAGTTCTTGCATTTCGTTAAAGATTCTTTGTTCGATACGTAGTAGAGCTTCTCGGTAATCCATAACCAATCGAGCATAACTTTGAGTCCCGATTTTACCCACTCTATCTTCGATGTAATCTTCAACGCTATTGATCTGACTGTTTAACTTGTCGTTACTCGTTGTATTCGCTTTGTTGGATGTCTTGGAATCCGAATCAAGTGTACTTGTTCCCGTTGTGTTGCTAGTTGTGTCAGTTGTATTACTTGTCTTTGTATCTCGCTTCTTATTCTCGTTATGTTCTTCAATTTGAGAAGCGTACTCTAGGACACCTTCACCGTCTTTTGTTGTTAACTGTAAACGGTCATCAGCGGTATCCGCATTTAGATCACGTTTGAAATTGTCATCTGTTATAGAGCCGCTACCGCTACTTTTTTCGTTCCCTGTTGTCTTACTCGTGTCGTTCTGTTTGGCGTCAGTAGATGATGTTCCGTTCGATGTTAAATCTTGTTTAACGTCTCGGTTATCATTTCTATCTGTGTCATTCTTCGTGTTACTCTTCACACCAACACGAGTATTTTCAAGTGGGTCATATTTGATTAACTCACTTTCAAAAAGCTTGTTAAAGTAGGGCATATTAATCATGAGCCATGTTTCTAAATGAAACTTGAACAAACCTTCTGTTTCAAAACCGATCTCCCGCATATAGAAATTGCGAATGAAATGTGTCTCGAAAATGGTACGGTATGACTCGTCAAAGATAGGATAGTTAAAGTCGAATAGCTTGGGTCTGCCTTTCTCTATCTTCTCAGCGGTTGATAAACCCGTCTCACCCTGTGACCACATTTCAATGTAGGTTCTTAACTGCATTGTGTAACTACTCATTTGTTTCACCGTCCGATGTTCCACGTGAAACATTTTCTATTTGCTGTAGCTCACGTCTCATTTGTTCCACGATGTCATATCTGAATTTAACTTTAACATTGAGACCATATAGCTCATTAATCTTCTCACATGCTTCTTCCCTCGACTTCAAAAATACAGTGCCGCTAGACTCGATCTGTTCATCGTTACTGGAAACTTCATCCGTAACCATGCGCTCTTTCTTCTCTAGGTTAGCGTTCTTAATGCCAAGGAAAGTCATCATCTCATTCCATACTGCATTTTTCTGAGCGTTTAACTTGTCCACCACATAGGGAGCATCAGTCTTAAACACTTCTATAGAGTCACTGTCGAGAGCTTCGTGAGCGAAGATAACAGGGGCATTACCTTCATACTGGTTATACACTTGTTTTAAGCTCAGTTGGTTATTGTCATTTGCTCTAATTAAGACGGGTGTCTTTTGAGCGTTTTGGTTGACCGATATGATTTCTTTTAATTCAGCCAATTCAGCCGCAAACAATTCTAGCGTTGGCGTGGTAGGGAAAGCCATGTCATTGTTGTAGATAACAACACCCATATCTTCTTCCTTCATATCTCTATAGTTGTATAGCTTGAATTCTTTTTGATACACAGGAGATGCGGCTCTAAAAACTGTAGCTTGGTTGTAAACGTCTCTCTGACCCGATAGAGCGCCATTACAAGCGATATAACTGATGACAGGGTCTTTATAGAACCCCACGTACCCGAATTGATGAATAGACTTTTCTAAGAAACTAGGGTTTATCGTAGGCGGTAGGTTCTCCCACTCAAATAGCTGATAGGCTAGAGATTGAAGGTAGTTCAGATAGTGAATAAACCATCTATTCCGTTTTTGACGCTGTATCTCATTGATAGATCGGTATGTGTTACTGCGTTTACGTGCCATTGTGTCACCTCAATTCATTCTCGACGCTGTAATTTCCGATGTTGTCAGTATGCCAAAGAGTAATACCATTATCGAAAATTGTTCTTATTTCCTGTAAGTCATTGTTATTGATGTCCCCTGAAATGAAACAGTCTTTTGTCTGAACATAGTTAAATGCTTTTCGTGTTCTTAAATTTGGTTTCTTTACCCTGTTAATCTTGTATCCGTATTTATGGAAGAAACTTGATAGACTTCGTCTGTATTCAGCCTTCAATTGCTTTTTGATGACGTACACACCTCTGTACCCATTCCCGTAATCAAACGCTGTGTTGCCGCCCATTTTCGTTAACTGCGGCGGAATGTTTGCTATATCGGCTTGCTTGGCTTGCATCGCTTGCATCTGTAGAACAGCATTACCCGCAGTGCTTGTCATCCCTGTAACTGATGAAGCCATCCCTAGGGCTGAACCTCCTGCCGCACTTGCTCCCGCTGATATACCTCCGCCGATCATACCCATAATGCCATTAAAAAGGATAGACGATTTTTGGTTCTCTAGTGAATTTTTGTTGCCCTGTAAATAAGCAGATAGATAGTCATTTAGTATTGCTATGTCATTTGGGTTGTTGTTGATTAAGGATGAATCTAGAGACGCAGTCAATCTATTGCCGCCACTCAATGCGCTATCTGCGTTATAATCCTGAACACTGTAGGCAACCTTGTTACTGACCCCTAGTGAACCCCTAACCTGTATCTTTAGTTTACTGTTATTGATGTACTCGGTTTTCAGATTCATATGGTTGCCTTTAAAGTCAGTTATTTCCGTAACGCAGTAAGGGTACATCATCAGTTTGCTTTCTTGGTCTTTTGTGAAGCCACCCCATTTATCACCTGTGTCTATTTCTAGGGCTTCATAATCAGGTATTTTCTTCACAAAGATGGTGTCAACGTTACCGTGTTTATCGTCAGCTATACCCGCCTGTTCAAACATGTCTTTATCGAGCTTCAATTCTTTATCACCATTTTTATAGTCAAGCTTCAAACCAATATAATCAGTCACATACATATTGACAATATCGTTAACAGCGCTCTTCTGTGAAAAGATATTGGTGAGCATATTGACAATAGGAGACAAGTTAGCGTTGTTATCTCCGATATACGTTTTAGGAACTTTACCATCTTTGTAGAATGGGTGAATATAGTAGCAGAGAGGTTGCGGCATGCCGTTCAGGCTTGCGTTTATGTCATTTAGCCTGCTTTCCTCTTCTCCCGGCGTCCCATGCATAATGCTTTTGGAAATAATCACGAGAAACATCATGTCGTCGTATGGTTTATGGTTTTCTACAGAAACTATGTCGTATTCACTTCCGTAGCTGAGACCCTCATCAATTGTGTTGATAGTCGGTGTCCCGTCGTCATTCCATAATTTAACGTGCTCCCTCACAATGAATGATTCTTGAAATTTAATATCGAACATCCATGTTTGGAGAACATCAATTTCAAAGTGAACGTAGGTAACAGCACTATTTTTAAATTCTAACTCGGTTACAAATGCATAAAACCACTTGTTACCGTAGTCTGCATTTTGAAACATAATATATGACGCACTGTAAAGCTTATCTATGGGAAGACTAACCGAAACATATGGTTTATTTTCTCTAAACCCCATGAATGTTACTTTACTCATTTCATACACACGTGATTTGCTGTTAAACCAGTTATACTGATTACTTGAAGATGTGAACCATCTCGTGTTTTTATAATCATTAGAGAAAGGAACGTCAGCTAAAATCCTGACGTTCGTTCCTGATAATGGTACATATGCCATTAATCAAACCACCTTATGATATGATTCCTGCGTTCTTTAAAACAGTAATTAAACTGTTCAAGTCTTTAACCGCAGTCGCCACGTCGGTTGCTGTAGATGCTGTAACTGCCGCACCTTTCTTCACACCGCCTAACGTTGTCGTTGTAGCGGCGGGGAGCGAGTATGGAACGCCCGCCCCGATCATTGTGCGAAGGTTAATTTTATTGTCAGATGTTGGGTTTCCTGACAGAAGACCAAGCACATCGGCGTTGCTAACCAACAATTGTTGAAGAGCCGTTTTATTCTCATCGGTCGTGGTAGCTTGTAGAAAAGCCTTAACATTACCGTCTGAAAATAGTAGGTCTTGAAGGTTCTTCTTATTTGTGTTGGTGGTTTCACCATTTATCAATGCTTTAGCGTCTTCATTTTCAATAATGATATTACGAGCACCGGACGGGGTATTGATTTTCAATAACCGTTTCCCAGTGTCTCCGGCGTCCTTAATATCATCTACTTCTATAGAAATTTCTTTTGATCGGCTGATAACGAGGGTGACTAGCTGTCCTTCCTGAGCCTCTTCGACAGCGTACCCAAAAACAGTGCTAGGGTCGTCGGTTGGAACAGCAGTACCATCCTTACCAGTTGTGAGATTATCGCCCACTTTGATGTCACTTCCGGCGATAACTTGCCAAGCGGCTAAAGGGTACATGTTGACTTGTGTTAGATCACCCTTGTCAACGTCTTTAACGGCAACGTAATCAGGTATAGTATTTTCTGCGGCGTGTGAAATTTCTATGATGTCGTCTCCCTGTGAATACGCTAGTAAACGATATGCCATAACATTAGACTTTGCACGTGCAGTAAATGAAACCATCATTACGCCTGAGCACCTCCAGAGGCATTGTTCGGACGAATAGATACAACAGCTTCACCCACAACGAGTTTTGGTTTGTCTTCTGTTCCGATGTCAACAGTTGCTTTTACTGTTAACTGATTATCTTCGTTTCCGCTGACAGAAAGAAGCCCATCCCCTGTAATAGCTGTACCCGTTGAACCACCTTCAACGCTCCAAACGACTTTATGATCTTTAGCGTCTGTAGCACGAACATAGGCAGTGAATTGTTGTTGTCCGCCTTGTTTAACTGCGGCGATGTTAGGAGAAACAATAACCTGAGTAACAGCAGGAACATCACCAGATACAAACGCAACGGCATTGGCAAAACGGGACACGCTTAGGGTCTGCCACACATGGTAGTAATAGTTCCAGTACAGACCACGTGGGTTACGAACCGTCTCCATTTTATGGAGGTTGTCATACACCATAAACCAGTCTTTGTCAACTAAAACAGCTTCTAGTCCAGTGGATGCGAAACCATCAATGACCGTCACATTTCCGAGGAAGTCAGTACGGTTCATATTGAATGCCTTAGCTAAAACATCAACATCTAGTTCAGCTTCAAGGTCAGCGTCAATGATTAGGTGTAAATCTTCCATATAAGAGCGTGTTCGAACAGCCATTGAGTTCCAGTCACGGGAACCTTGCGGCAATGTGAGTTTACGAGCAGTCGCACGCATTTTCTTCACAAATTCAGTTAATGCCCCTGTAGAAGAAGTCGGCTCATCGATTTTTACAGTAGTGAACAACCCTTTTGAATAGTAGTTGTCAACTAACAATTTCATATATTCGTATTCGTCTACTTCAGCACTATTGTAGATAGCATTAATAATAGAAGAAACAAAGCTTTCGAAATTACCCCATGATACAAATGCAGTTTTGAGTGAGTCATCTTGGATTGTTTGATGATAAAAGCCCTGTCTGTTTCTCTCGTGGAAGAGAGTTTTGACGTTCGGCATTTCACGTTCAAATACCTTCTGTTCGGCTTCCTCAGCATCGTACTGTTTTTCTTTTGTGATGTCTGTATAAATCTCTTCGATAGTACGACCGAGAGGAATTTGACCTTTCTTGAATTTCTTCAACGGGTTGTTTAACGACACCTGTCGGATAACCACAAGTCCAATACGATCAACAAGGGACGTGATGAAATCATTTTGTACCGTTTGATTGATCAGGATACCTGCCCCGACTTCTGCGACGTTGTTCGCAGTTGCTAGCGGCACATAACTTTTGAAGTTATCGCCCTGACTGTTACGAATGGCATTCACGATGTCGTATGATTCGGTAATACCTAGAGACGTTTTCACGTCGTTAAATGTAATTCGCATGAATGTTGTACCTCTTTTCTTCTATTATAATTACTTTGCTTCTAAGTCCTCGATCGTGATTGTTTCACTAATATCAGCTTTCTTGTGATCTTCTTCCTGTTTGTCTGTCAAACCAATCTGTCTGAAAAGCTTACTATTTGACACGATCAGATCATCTTTTTCAGCGGCTAACTTTTCATGAGATTTTGTTAAATCATTGTACTCGGACACAAAAGAACCGTAGTTCACTCTGAGCTGTTGAAGAGCTTCCGTTCTTTCTGATTGAGCCAACTCAGGGTCTAAAAGCTTATTCAAAATATCTTCGTGTTCTTCTGGTTTTAATGGCATATGTTTCACCTCTTTCTATAATCTATTAGTACTACTTAATTATACCACGTGAACCCTTGATACATAAGGATTTGTGGGCGTTCTTGTCGAAAAACGTCAACATTTTATAAAAAAGTCTTGCAAAAAGTTATACAGGTGTGGTTAAATAGAGAACGTAGACAACAACCTTTTATTAAAACCTTGTAAAACTTTGTCGAACTTTTTATAGAAAAGTGTTGAAAATTGTCGAACAGGGTGATATAATAAAAGAGTAGAAGAGATACAGAGTCTACAAATATAAATAGAAAGTGGGACGAAGAAATGGCAAAAATGATGCAGAGAGAAATCACAAAGACAACCGTCAACGTTGCCAAAATGGTGATGGTGGACGGAGAGGTTCAGGTAGAGCAACTACCATCTGAAACATTTGTGGGTAATCTGACAATGGAACAGGCTCAATGGAGAATGAAGCGCAAATATAAAGGCGAACCTGTTCAAGTGGTAAGCGTTGAACCTAACACAGAGGTTTATGAGCTACCTGTAGAAAAATTCCTTGAAGTTGCTACCGTTCGGGTAGAGAAAGACGAAGATCAAGAGGAACAAACAGAAGCTCCAGAAGAACAGGTTGCTGAATGATGGAAACACAAGAGAAGGTTCTAGTATTAGTTGGAGCGCTATTCATAAACACCTTCAATCTTAATTATAAAAGCATTGACCTAACACACGATTCAGAACAAGCTTACGGGTTTAAAGATAAATGGGAAGCGCAGAAAGTTGCCGCAAATGTAGGCGGACAAGTTGTCATCAGAACAACCAGTTTCAAGATCGTTTAACTCTTAACACTCTCTTAACACGCACGACCTATCAAATAAACCAAAATGAAAAGGATGATTAATAATGGAAAACACAAACATCGTAAAGGCTACTTTTGACACAGAAACTCTTGAAGGACAAATCAAAATCTTTAATGCTCAGACAGGCGGCGGACAATCTTTTAAAAACCTTCCAGATGGAACAATTATAGAAGCCAACGCCATTGCTCAATATAAGCAAGTGTCCGATACATACGGGGACGCTAAGGAAGAAACAGTTACTACTATTTTTGCGGCTGACGGGTCGTTATATTCCGCTATCTCTAAGACTGTAGCAGAAGCCGCATCTGACTTAATTGACCTTGTGACTCGTCATAAGCTTGAAACGTTTAAGGTTAAAGTGGTTCAAGGAACATCTAGTAAAGGTAACGTATTCTTTAGCTTACAACTATCCCTATAAACAGGAGGTAAAATATAGATGCCTAAAACACAAAGAGGTATCTATCATAACTTGAAGGAATCTGAATACGTGGCATCTAACACCGATGTCACGTTTTTCTTTTCAAGTGAATTGTATTTGAACAAGTTTCTCGATGGATACCAAGAATACAGGAAGAAATTTAATAAGAAGATAGAACGGGTCGCTGTTACACCGTGGAATATGGATATGCTCGCAGACATCACGTTCTATTCAGAAGTTGAAAAGCGTGGTTTCCATGCTTGGTTGAAAGGAGATAACGCAACATGGCGAGAAGTCCACGTATACGCATTAAGGATAATGACAAAGCCGAATACGCTCGATTGGTCAAGAATACAAAAGCCAAGATTGCGAGAACGAAGAAAAAGTATGGTGTAGACCTTACCGCTGAAATTGATATACCTGACCTTGATTCATTTGAAACACGGGCGCAGTTCAATAAGTGGAAGGAACAAGCGTCCTCTTTCACTAACCGTGCTAATATGCGTTATCAGTTCGAAAAGAATGCATACGGTGTGGTGGCTAGTAAAGCTAAGATAGCTGAGATTGAACGTAACACAAAAGAGGTTCAGCGGTTAGTAGATGAGAAAATCAAGGCTATGAAAGACAAAGAATACTATGCAGGCGGTAAGCCGCAAGGGACAATTGAACAACGGATAGCTATGACAAGTCCTGCACACGTTACAGGAATTAATAGACCCCATGATTTTGACTTTAGCAAGGTGCGAAGCTATAGCCGTTTGCGAACCCTAGAAGAAAGCATGGAGATGAGAACAGACCCTCAGTATTATGAAAAGAAAATGATACAGTTACAGTTAAACTTTATTAAGAGCGTTGAGGGTAGTTTCAATTCATTTGATGCGGCAGATGAACTGATCGAAGAATTAAAAAAGATACCTCCTGATGACTTCTATGAATTGTTTCTCAGAATATCAGAAATATCCTTTGAGGAATTTGATAGTGAGGGAAACACAGTGGAGAACGTAGAAGGTAATGTATATAAAATACTGTCATACTTGGAACAGTATCGAAGGGGTGACTTTGATCTAAGCTTAAAGGGGTTCTAGGCTCCGTTAAAGGATGAAGCATATGCCGAGAAAGATGTATAGTTGTGACTTTGAGACAACTACTAAAGTGGAAGACTGTAGGGTATGGGCGTATGGTTATATGAATATAGAAGATCACAGTGAGTACAAAATAGGTAATAGCCTGGATGAGTTTATGGCGTGGGTGTTGAAGGTACAAGCTGATCTATATTTCCATAACCTCAAATTTGACGGAGCTTTTATCATTAACTGGTTGGAACGTAATGGTTTTAAGTGGTCGGCTGACGGATTGCCAAACACATATAATACGATCATATCTCGCATGGGACAATGGTACATGATTGATATATGTTTAGGCTACAAAGGGAAACGTAAGATACATACAGTGATATATGACAGCTTAAAGAAACTACCGTTTCCTGTTAAGAAGATAGCTAAAGACTTTAAACTAACTGTTCTTAAAGGTGATATTGATTACCACAAAGAAAGACCAGTCGGCTATAAGATAACACCCGAAGAATACGCCTATATTAAAAACGATATTCAGATTATTGCGGAAGCTCTGTTAATTCAGTTTAAGCAAGGTTTAGACCGGATGACAGCAGGCAGTGACAGTCTAAAAGGTTTCAAGGATATTATAACCACTAAGAAATTCAAAAAGGTGTTTCCTACATTGAGTCTTGGACTCGATAAGGAAGTGAGATACGCCTATAGAGGTGGTTTTACATGGTTAAATGATAGGTTCAAAGAAAAAGAAATCGGAGAAGGCATGGTCTTCGATGTTAATAGTCTATATCCTGCACAGATGTATAGCCGTCTCCTTCCATATGGTGAACCTATAGTATTCGAGGGTAAATACGTTTGGGACGAAGATTACCCACTACACATACAGCATATCAGATGTGAGTTCGAATTGAAAGAGGGCTATATACCCACTATACAGATAAAAAGAAGTAGGTTTTATAAAGGTAATGAGTACCTAAAAAGTAGCGGCGGGGAGATAGCCGACCTCTGGTTGTCAAATGTAGACCTAGAATTAATGAAAGAACACTACGATTTATATAACGTTGAATATATCAGCGGCTTAAAATTTAAAGCAACTACAGGTTTGTTTAAAGATTTTATAGATAAATGGACGTACATCAAGACGACATCAGAAGGAGCGATCAAGCAACTAGCAAAACTGATGTTAAACAGTCTATACGGTAAATTCGCTAGTAACCCTGATGTTACAGGGAAAGTCCCTTATTTAAAAGAGAATGGGGCGCTAGGTTTCAGACTTGGAGAAGAGGAAACAAAAGACCCTGTTTATACACCTATGGGCGTTTTCATCACTGCATGGGCTAGATACACGACAATTACAGCGGCACAGGCTTGTTATGATCGGATAATATACTGTGATACTGACAGCATACATTTAACGGGTACAGAGATACCTGATGTAATAAAAGATATAGTTGACCCTAAGAAATTGGGATACTGGGCACATGAAAGTACATTCAAAAGAGCTAAATATCTGAGACAGAAGACCTATATACAAGACATCTATATGAAAGAAGTAGATGGTAAGTTAGTAGAAGGTAGTCCAGATGATTACACTGATATAAAATTTAGTGTTAAATGTGCGGGAATGACTGACAAGATTAAGAAAGAGGTTACGTTTGAGAATTTCAAAGTCGGATTCAGTCGGAAAATGAAGCCTAAGCCTGTGCAAGTGCCGGGCGGGGTGGTTCTGGTTGATGACACATTCACAATCAAATAAACGTTTGTTTAAAAGGAGATGTTTGTAATGGGTAAAATCTTCGATCAAGAGAAGAGATTAGAAGGCACATGGAAAAACTCTAAATGGGGTAATCAAGGCATTATAGCACCTGTAGACGGAGACTTAAAGATGATAGACCTTGAGTTAGAAAAGAAGATGACTAAACTAGAGCATGAAAATAAACTCATGAAAAACGCATTGTATGAGCTTTCTAGGATGGAAAACAATGATTACGCCACATGGGTTATAAAGGTGTTATTTGGAGGTGCTCCACATGGTGCAAAATGATTTTGTTGACTCATACGATGTGACAATGTTGCTTCAAGATGATGACGGTAAACAGTATTATGAGTACCACAAGGGACTGAGTTTGTCAGACTTTGAGGTTCTATACGGTAACACTGCTGATGAAATTATAAAACTAAGGTTGGATAAAGTACTATGAGTTATCTAGTAACTATCTTCTCTATTAACGACAATGGGGTAGTTAGGCGCTATGATACGACAGCACGTAGTAGAACGGATGCGGCTAGTGTGTTGATTAAGTATAAAGCGCCGAGGGGTTACAAGTTTGATAGGTTTGAGTTGAGCCGTGAGAAAACTATATTTGACATCTGATAAGGAGGGTTATATCATGAAGCGTGCAGAGTTAGAAGAACATATTGCGAATATGTTTAAAGATGGTACGATAAAGTTACAAGTCCATCCATTCGGTACAAATGGAGTCCATCTAATTGTAGAAATAAACGATCAAATCGTTTTAGAATGGGAGAATTAACTATTAATGTTTGACAACTATTACAGAGTATGCTATAATGGTAGTATCAATGGTACGGTACTTCCATTGTCATGTGTATGTTGGGGATTAAACCCTGATTGAGTTCAGCCCACATACTTTGTTGATTGGTTGTCAATCATGGCAAAAGTGCACGCTACTTTGATAACCTTTTACATGCGACACAGACGAAGCGCTAAAACGTGGGATTCTGTGTCGTTTTATGTTGTTCATTGACAAACCTATCTAGTAGGTCTATAGATTGATATATTAAGTAGTAGTTTCCCTCCCTGATCATGGTATGCCGAGGATCGACGGATTATGTCGATATTAGGAGAATGGTATCATGTGAGGGTGGGGGCTTACTTT